CAGGTCGCGCTTATCTTCAGGTGACATATTCGGTTACTCCTTCTCTGGTAGGTGTAGTCACACCACCCGCCACACGAGCAGCATGATGCGCTCGTTCTTGCCCTTGCCGCTGCGGTGCACCTGCATGGTGCGCCACCGCCAGCCTCGCACGTTGTTGTGGTTGAGCGAGTAGATGCGGGCGCGCAGCGTTGCCACTTGGGCTGGGGTCAGCTGGTAGGTGCCGCCTTCTGCCAGCGGCAGGTTGGTCAGGTCGGTGGTGGTCGGCAGCGTGATGGGTGCGCTGTTGTGGCCTCGCATGGACTTCATCTCTCTTGCTCCTTCTTGCGTAGGTCCTAACAATGTTAGGTGGGATTTCTCGCGGTGCTTGTTTGTCGGTTGTTCTCACCGGCGTCCGCCGGGCACGTGGCGATTGGCGGATTGCAGGAACATGGCACGTTCGAGGGTGCACAGTTCGGTGATCGGGCCGGACGGGGTGAGGACGGTCGTGGGCACGAGCCGCTTGGGCTGGGCCTCGTCGTGGCCAGCGTCATAGTAGAACAGCAGGTGCAGTGGGATGCCCGCGTAGGACTTGGCTCGGTTGTTGAGCGCGTCCTTGTAGCCTCGGTTGTAGGCATTGCGCTGGGCGGTGCGGAGTTGGGCTTGGGTCATCTTCGTCGTCTCCACCTAACAATGTTAGGATTTGCTTAGTAGTGGTGCGCTGTCCAGCGCGGGTCCGATGGGCGAGAGCCGACCATCTATTATTGGTGTAGCACACGGAAAGGTGCAATGCAATGGCTTCTGGTCGCGGCAGTGACCGAGAGGTGGGTGATGCGTAACCGTTCAGAAAAGGTATGGTCTAAGATGAACAAGGGGCGGCTGGAGGTGTAAGAAAAGCACCCGTATTGTAAGACGGATGTTGAAAAACGAGTTTACATTAGGATGGGCCGGTTGGCGGGCTGGAACGTCAGGATTTCTGCGGGTTGTAATAATAATAATTTTCTTAACAAAATAAATGTAAAAATGTAAGCGAAAAAAAAAGGTATAACCGGGTCCTTGAGATTTGGTGCTGATGGGAGGGTTGCCGCACTTGCGGGAGAGCGTCCTCGCTGGGGGGCTTTCATACCTTGAAAATCGCATAACATTTTACAAACCGCAGAAATCAGCCATTTTCGCTCTTACATTAGCCCTTACAATGCTTACAACCTTCTTACAATCGGTGCGCTTGACAGGGCAGCCTAACTCTGTTAGCACTCACGTGCTAACAGGTAGCGCCGCCGCTCGGTCGCGCTGGCCCGCCCTTCCATCCATTCATCGAGAACTGTCACGTTCCCTACTATCATAGGGAACTGTCACGAGGCCGAGGACCGAGAGGTTTCCCTCCCGGCCCCGGCGTGGTGGGTTGGGGGCTTGCGCCCCCGCGCCTTACTTGATGGTCCGAACGTCGATCCCAAGCGCGGCCAGCGCGGCGACGATGTGCTTCTGGGCGTCCGCGATCTTGGCGGGCAGGTCAGCCTGCTTCTCGTTAAACTTCCACAGTGCGGTGAGTTCTTCCACGTTGCGGAGCATGGGCGACCGCTTGGCGGGGTTCGCGCCCTCGCCTTCGCCTTCCTCGCTAACATTGTTAGGCAGGGGCGAACCGTCAGCCATGCTCTTGCCGTTGGGGGCGAGGCCAGCGCGCAGGTTACGGCCATAGTCGCGCATCCGCCCGAAGGGGACCGAAGGGTTGGTGTGGCCAGCCTTCTTGAGCGCGGCGTAGAGCGGCTTCTTGTGCGTGTCGAGCGCCTTGGCGTTGTCCGAAACTTCCTTCGGGTCAACGTCATACCACGCGAAGGGCAAGAGGTCGTTCAGCTTGGCCGCGATACGGATATGCGAGCCGTATTCTTTGCGGGTGGCCTCGATCATTTCGTTGCAGATTGCATCGAGCGTGACGTTGGCAACGTCAATGTTGATCTTCTTGCCATCGACAATGACAAAGGCGGGTGCGTTGGTGGTGTTGGTCATATCGTATTACTCCTATGTGCCAGCCATCCGGCGGGCGGTTGGTCGGGAGCACCGTGCTTCCGATGATTTGGTTAGAGCATAGTTTTTCCTGTCATACAAGAAAAATCGACATGGCAGCGACCGAAAGCCTAACAATGTTAGCAAAACCCGCAGAAATCCGCCATTTTTGACGGGGTGGGGTGGAAAACGGGGTGGGGGTGTATAGAAACCCGCGCGCGCGACCCCTACTGCCCCCCGACCCCCCAAATGGCTGTTGGGTCCCCGCTCCTCCTATATACATACTGTTCTGCACATTGAGGCATTCACCTCCGAGTTCGGCCTGCGCCTATTCCCGATCACCCCGGTTGATTAGTAATCGTTACTCCTACTAGGGTACCCCTAACATTTACCCAGCGGATGGCGGGCACATCGTTTTTCAGAACACCCCCCGTCACCTTTTCAATGGGTCCCCTACCCCCGGGGGGTATATATTTTCGGCGCTTTACATTCCCCTACTCCCGTAGTTATAAGGTGCTTCTGCCTCCCACAAACCGGACGCTGCACCGACATGCCTATTGTTAAAGTCGAACCCACCGACGAGTTCCCCATCCCATTCAGCTTGGATGCCGAAGAACCCGCGACGTTCGTCGAGGAAGTCGAAGTAGCAGCGAATACCGCCGATCTGCTGGTTGAGCTTGGTGCCCCCTTGGAAGTCGATCCCGAAACCGCCGAGCGCGAGAAACGGCTGCTCGAAGCGGTGGTCAAGAACAAGAAGAAGGAGCCGCTGCAGCGGGTCAACACGGCCTATGCCGCCTCGGCGTTCCTCAAGACCTATGGCCAGAACCTAGCCTTCGATGCCGTGCAGGCCCGTGCGGCGATCACATCCAAGCTGATGGAGATTGCCAACTGCGGGGAGATCAAGTTCGAGTTGAAGGCGCTCGAACTGCTCGGTAAGCACAGCGACATCGGCCTGTTCACCGAGCGCAGCGAGATCACGATCCGCTACAAGGACCCCGAGAGCCTCGAAGAAGCCATCAAGGAACGCGTCCGCAGGCTGCTCAATGCCGACGTCGTAGACGTCACCCCCATCGGTCTCAACCTCGACGAAGAACTGGGCGTCGCCCAGATAGAGGACGCTACATATACTGAAGTAGCAGCAGATGACATAGAAGTAGAGGGTGAGCGCGAGGGGGAAGCTGACGATGAGTAAGCCTGACCTGAAGGTCGTCGGTGAGATTAAGCCGCCTGAGTACCGGGACCCGGTGAAGATGCTGCGCAATCTGGCGGATGACATAGAGAACGACAAGTACGGCACCGTCCACTCTATCGCTATCGCCACATTTGGTGATGATGGGCTGCAGGTCTTTGGTGGGGGCGACGACAGCGTAGGCCCGACCATCGCTATGGTGTTCCAAGCCGCCTCGATGAAGATGTGCCAAGGTCTCGTGGACTTCGAGAGCATCCTCTGATGGCCTCCGCTGCTTCCTCCCTGCTCGATAATATCTCGCTGAAGGACATCCCGGCGATCCTGCCCGGCCTGTCGTTGGCGGATCAAGAGCTACTGCTGGCCGAACTGACCAAGCTGGAGGACCTGAAGCGGCAGCGGCTGGCTCAACAGCGGTTCATGAAGTTCGTCGAAGCGGTGTGGCCGACCTTCATCGGGGGTCGGCACCATGCGATCATGGCGGATGCCTTCGAACGGGTGGCGCAGGGCAAGCTCAAGCGGCTCATCATCAACATGCCGCCTCGTCATACCAAGAGCGAGTTCGCGTCATACCTGCTCCCGGCGTGGTTTTTGGGGCAATTTCCCCATAAAAAGGTCATCCAGTGTTCGCACACTGCTGAACTAGCGGTGGGTTTCGGGCGTAAAGTAAGAAACTTGGTCGATACCGACCAATATCACGAGATTTTCCCCGATTTGTCCCTTTCTGCCGACAGTAAGGCGGCTGGCCGGTGGAACACCTCCAAGGGCGGCGACTACTTCGCTATCGGGATCGGGGGTGCGGTGACCGGGAAGGGCGCTGACGTCCTCATCATCGACGACCCGCACTCGGAACAGGAAGCGGCGCTGGCCGAAATCAACCCAGACATCTACGACAAGACGTACGAATGGTACACCTCGGGGCCGCGCCAGCGTCTCCAGCCGGGCGGTGCCATCGTCATCGTTATGACGCGCTGGTCTAAGCGGGACCTAACGGGGCAAGTCCTCAAGGCCGCTGCGCAACGTGGCGGTGACGAGTGGGAAGTGATCGAGTTCCCAGCGATCCTCCCGTCCGGGAACCCTCTGTGGCCGGAGTTCTGGTCCATCAAGGAGCTTGCCGCGCTCAAGGAAGAGCTTCCCAACAGCAAGTGGCAGGCACAGTACCAGCAGGCTCCGACCTCCGACACGGCAGCTATCGTCAAGCGCGAGTGGTGGAAGGAGTGGGAGAAGGAGACCCCGCCGCAGTGCGACTTCATCCTCCAGTCGTGGGATACGGCCTTCGAGAAGACCCAGCGTGCTGACTATTCGGCGTGTACCACGTGGGGGGTTTTCTACCATCCCGACGACAACGGCATTGACCAAGCCAACATCATCCTCCTGAATGCCTTCCGAGACCGCATGGAGTTCCCGACGCTCAAGCGGACGGCCATCGAGGAGTACCGCGAGTGGGAGCCGGACAGCATCATCATCGAGAAGAAGGCTTCCGGTGCGCCTTTGATCTACGAGATGAGGGCGATGGGGATACCGGTGCAGGAGTTCACCCCGTCTCGCGGGAACGACAAGATCAGCCGTTTGAACGCTGTGAGCGACTTGTTTGCGTCTGGTCGGGTCTGGGCACCTGCTACTCACTGGGCCGAAGAGGTCATTGACGAAGTAGCTTCGTTCCCCGGCGGGGAGCATGACGACTACGTGGACAGTGTAAGCCTTGCGCTCATGCGTTTCCGTAAAGGTGGCTATGTGACTACTGCGCTAGACGCAGAGGACGAACCGGTATATTTCAAGTCGCATCGACAACAGGGGTATTACTAATGGTCAAGGCGCTTTTTCCAATCGGCAAGACCCAGTGGCTCAAGTGGAGCGATGCCCAGCGCACCGCGTTCAACGAAGCTCGTGAGGCTGGGGTTCCTTACAACGACGCTATTCAGGCTGCGAACCAGACCGAGACGCCCAAGAAGAAGGGCATTCTCGATGTGATCGAGGATGCGGTCGAGACGGTGACTGATGTCGCTGCTGTGGTCACCCCGGTCGTCGCCGTCGCTAAGACGGTGGCCAAGGCCACCAAGGGCGGGAAGAAGAAGTAATGGACATCGACAAGGCTCTGAACCCGGCACCGCTGGGCCTCACCGGGGACCTGCTGGAGCAGGAGCCTGCGTTGGAGATCGAGATCGAGGACCCCGAGCGGGTCACGCTTGAGAGCGGGGACATGGAGATCATCCTTGAACCCGGCAACGAGCGCGAGGACGACGACTTCAACTCTAACCTCGTGGACGTCCTCGACGAAGGCCAGCTTACCGAACTGGTGGGCGACCTGATCGGGGAGTACGAGGACGACGTTAACAGCCGCAAGGACTGGGTTCAGACCTATGTCGATGGCCTTGAACTGCTCGGTATGAAGGTCGAAGACCGGACTGAACCGTGGCCCGGTGCATGCGGTGTGTACCATCCGATGCTGTCAGAAGCACTGGTGAAGTTCCAAGCCGAGACCATGATGGAGACCTTCCCGGCCCAAGGCCCGGTGAAGACCCAGATCATCGGTCGTGAGACGCCGGAGAAGCGCGATGCCGCTATCCGCGTCAAAGACGACATGAACTACCAGTTGACCGAGCGGATGGTCGAGTACCGGCCAGAGCATGAGCGCATGCTGTGGGGGCTTGGTCTGGCCGGGAACGCTTTCAAGAAGGTCTACTACGACCCGGCACTTGAACGTCAGGTTTCGATGTACGTCCCGGCAGAGGATGTCGTCGTCCCCTATGGCGCGTCCAGTTTGGAAGTCGCTGGGCGCGTCACCCATGTGATGCGTAAGACCACCAACGAGATGAAGAAGCTGCAGGCTTCGGGGTTCTACGCCGACGTTGAACTGGGCGAGCCGACCGACAGCTTCGATGAGATCGAGAAGGCCATCGCGGAAAAGATGGGCTTCCGGGCTGACGCCGACGACCGGTACAAGCTGCTTGAGATGCACGTTGATCTGGTGATCGACGACGACAAGTTCCGCGATGAGGATGACGCTGACATCGCGCTGCCCTATGTGGTGACCATCGAGAAGGCCACCCAGACCGTCTTGGCCATCCGGCGTAACTGGAACCCGGACGACGAGAAGAAGGCCAAGCGCAACCACTTCGTACACTACTCGTACGTCCCCGGTTTCGGCTTCTACGCCTTCGGCCTCATCCACCTGATCGGCGCTTTCGCCAAGTCGGGCACCAGCCTCATCCGTCAGTTGGTCGATGCGGGCACGCTGTCGAACCTGCCGGGCGGCTTCAAGACCAAGGGTCTTCGGGTCAAGGGCGACGACACCCCCATCGCTCCGGCTGAATGGCGTGACGTCGATGTGGCGTCGGGCACGATGCGCGACAACATCATGCCGCTCCCGTACAAGGAGCCGAGCCAAGTCCTCTACTCGCTGCTCAACACCATCGTCGAGGAAGGGCGTCGCTTCGCCTCGGCTGCGGATATGAAGATCAGCGATATGTCGGCGCAGGCCCCGGTGGGCACCACGCTGGCAATCCTTGAGCGCACGCTCAAGGTGATGTCGGCTGTGCAGGCCCGCGTCCACTACGCGATGCGGCAGGAGTTCAAGCTCCTGAAGGCCATCATCCGCGACTACACCCCGGACGAGTACACCTACGAGCCGGAAGAAGGCTCGCCCAAGGCCAAGAAGTCCGACTACGACAGCGTGGACGTCATCCCGGTGTCGGACCCCAACGCGGCAACCATGTCGCAGAAGATCGTGCAGTACCAAGCCGTGATGCAGTTGGCGCAGGGTGCGCCGCAGCTTTACGACCTACCGTACCTGCACCGCCAGATGCTCGAAGTGTTGGGCATCAAGAACGCCGCCAAGCTCGTCCCGATGAAGGACGACGACAGCATGAAGCCGCGTGATCCGGTGTCGGAGAACATGGACATCATCAACGGCAAGCCCGTGAAGGCGTTCATCTACCAAGACCACGAGGCCCATATCGCGGTGCACATGGCGGCGATCCAAGACCCGCAGTTGGCGGCGATGATCGGCCAGTCGCCCAACGCGCAGGCGATGCAGGCGGCTATGGCCGCTCACATCCAAGAGCATCTGGCCTTCGCCTATCGCAAGCAGATCGAGGAGCAGGCTGGCGTCCCGCTGCCACCGCCCAACACCGATATGGACGAGCAGACCGAGCTTGCCATCTCGCGTCTCGCTGCCGCCGCAGCCCAGCAGCTTCTTCAGAAGAAGAAAGCCGAGGCACAGGCCCAGCAGAACCAGCAGATGGCCCAAGACCCCATCGTGCAGATGCAGATGCAGGAACTCGAACTCAAGAAGCAGGAACTGCAGATCAAGGCGCAGAAGCTCGCCATCGACGCTGCCGCCAAGAACGACCAGATCGAGATCGAGCAGGCCCGCATCGCCGCTCAGAAGGAAATTGCTGGCCTCAACGCTGGCGTCAAAATTGCGACGGACAAGGCCAACCTGTCCGCCAAACAGCAAGAGGCTGGGCTTCGGCTCGGCGTCGAAATCGCCCGTGACCAACTTGACCGGGCGCAACCGGAGACCCCTGTTTCCCCAACCCAGCCACCTAAGGAAGAGTGATGGCCGATGATCTACTGAAATACCTATCGGGTAAACTCCAAGAAGAACTCAAGCTGATCGAGGGTGACCTCGCCTTGGGTACAGCCAAGGACCACGGCGAATATAAGTTCGCGTGTGGCCGATACCGTGGGCTTCTGATGGCGAACAACATCATCATAGAGACCGCGCAACGCATGGAAAGAGACGATGACTGACATCATTGGTGCGGCCAAACCCGCCCTCGTCGGACTGAACGGCAAAGTCCTCAAGTCCGAACCCGCAGAACCCGAAGTCCCCATTGAAGAGCGCGCCAAGATGCTCCCTGACCCGTCGGGCTACCGCATCCTATGCGGAGTACCAGACGTCGAGGAGAAGACCGAAGGCGGCGTCTACAAGGCCGACATGACCAAGCAGTTCGAAGAACTGACGACCCCGGTCCTTTTCGTCATCAAGATTGGCCCCGATGCCTACAAGGATGAGAAGCGGTTCCCGAGCGGTCCTTGGTGCAAAGAAGGCGACTTTATCCTCACGCGCCCCCATGCCGGGAGCCGGGTGAAGATACATGGACGCGAGTTCCGCATCATCAATGACGATAGTGTCGAAGCGGTGGTCGAAGACCCCCGTGGCATTTCCAGAGCGTAAGGGAGGTAGATATGGCTACGAAGCCGAATGACGACGACTTCGATTTCGAGATCGAAGGTGATGAAGTTGGCACCAAGCCCGAGATCGAGGTCGAGGACGATACCCCGGAGGAAGACCGGGGCCGTGAACCGATGCCCGCCGAATTGGTGGCCGAACTCGAAGCTGACGAACTCGAAGAGTATTC